ATGACACAAAGCCAACCACCAGCAGAAGAACTGCTTGGTTTCAATAATCCGCAGTATGACCTTGCCGCCAAGAATGTCTTGTCGGAGCGGTCTGTAGCAGCATATATACTTAAGGGAACCGTGCCGGAGTTCAAGAACGTAAGCATCAAGGATATTGCTGAAAAATGCATCGAGGGCGATATTCAGGTCAGCAAGGTGCCAGTAAACCCTGGCAAGACGAATGCGGCGAAAAGACCGAAGAAGATAAAGGGGCTCCGCAATGAAGCAGGGGATGTAACAGAGGGCTGGATTACCTTCGATATCATCTTCCATGCACTTACCCCGGACAGCGGGGAGCGCATACGCCTTATAATCAACATAGAGGCTCAGAAGACCTTCTCGGAATCTACGCTGAAGTATATCCTTACGAAGAGAGCCGTCTTTTATGCCAGCAGGCTGATATCGTCGCAGAAGGAAACAGAATTCAGCGGCTCGGACTACAGCGAGGTCAAGAAGGTATATACCATCTGGATATGCATGGAATCTCCTACAGATAGGAGTGTCATCAACCACTACCGCTTGATGGAACGTCATCTGGTTGGCAAATACAAGGAGCCGCAGGAGAATTATGATCTGATTAACATTGTGATGGTTTATCTGGCACCGGGGCCGGTGAGGAACAAGACGCTTGCCATGTTGCAGGTAATATTCCAGGAGACAGATAAGACGGCTGAAGAAAAAAGTGAAATCCTCAGGAAGAAGTTTGATATCGAGGTTACCGCCGAGATGGAGGAGGAGTTGAGAACGATGTGCAATTTGAGTGAAGGCATCTATGAGCGTGGCATGGCACAGGGAGCCGAAGCAAAGACAATAGAGGTAATAATGAATCTTTGGAATAAGGGTATGGATGTTGAGTTCATCAAGGATGTTACAAAATGGACAGAAGAAAAGATTATGAAGGTAATCAAAAAGGATAAGAACTGATGACAGATGGCGCATGGTGCTATGCCATGCGTTTTTTTATGGGAGCTGGAAGTAAGATTGTGGAGTCTATATCCGAGGCCGTCCCATATTCTGTGTAAATTCCCTGAAGTAATTTTTGATATAACATAATCTTTGCATTAATAAGCCCCATGACTCGAAAGGTCATGGGGCCTTTTAATGCTTATGGTCCTAAGAGATAAGTTCTTATTTTTGCCGTTTTTTCTTAAATAGGCTGGAAAATTGTTGATGAGATTGTTTGCCTCTTTTTATCAATGATTGCCGATATGCTTTCATTTGTTCGTATTCTTTTCTCAAAGGGGAACTATCGCTTAAAAGATCCTCACAGATATCTGGATAACTGGATATCTCCACATATTCTTTTGCCACTTCTTTCTCGTTGGTAAAATCAAAATCGGTATAATAATCATCGTTGAAATTTGGTGATTCTATAACATCATCCGTATTGAAACTAAAAGAGTGGCCAACTACGTCAGGATAACCAAACTTTTCTATGTACCCTGGTGGTAAGGAATCATCAGTACACATTTCTATTTCATCGGGATCATTTTCATAGGCTTTGCCATTTATAAATTCTAATCGCGGTTTGTCCCAATTACAAAGGTAATACACATAAGAAGCATCTACGAATTCGTTCTTGAAATCGAAATCATACTCAGCAGGTTCTATTTCGAGTATATGGCGTGCTATGAATTCGTAGATATAAGAATTTGATGTGTTGGTATGGACTTCGTCAACTTCACCTTCTTCGTAATAGATAGTTGGGTACATTTTATTAAGAAAGTATGGAAAACCATTATTTTTCTCGCACTCGTTTATTAGTTTTTCCAGGAATGGTAATAAGATAAATTGTTCTACCTTCTTAGGAATCATGTCGTATAACATAGAAAAAGTGCTGTCGCTACCTTTGCCACGAGTTTCAAAAAATTTTGCTACGGTTTTTAAGTCTTCATCCGTCTGCTGGGAGAAGAACAAGGCACAGAAATACTCTTGGAATGAGCGATGTGTAAAATGGTATTTTAGACTCTCATTATACATTAGGCAGAGATTCACAGTCATATCGTAGATGAAGTTTTCAGCAGATGGTTTGTAAAGATTTCTAGTTTCGTTAGTCCGCACAAACGCACGGGATGGTTGCAACAAGTTATCGTCTATCTGAGAATAATAGTCGCGCAATTCCTCTTCTGTAAAGTCTATTTTCTCATCAATATATGTTATGCCACAAAACGCTGTCAAACAATTTTCGAATTCCTCAGCCGTTAAACCCGTGTGAAAGGTTCGCTTGAACGCCCCTTTGGTTGCATCATGTTTCTGTGCAAGGGCAACATAGGCATCGTGATAGAAGATATGCATCTTGTCTGGTATTTCTGCAAATTGTTCAAATGTCATCAACATAATTGTCAACAGTAAAGGATTTTCCACAAAACTTCTATGCGTCTTATAGAGCGTTGTATCTAGTAATAATGAAAACTGTCTCTTAATGTCCGGTTCGTCTGGCCGGAAATCCAGCTTTTGAATTAATTCTAGTGATTGCACCTTTGAGAACGGTTGTAAATGTAATTCATAAAACTTGCTTAAACTTATAAACTGCTTATAAGGACGTGATGAAATGATAAAAATGTTTTCGGGGAACTTATCTGTGATTTTTTCTAGTTCCAACTGGAAAAGTTGCTCTGCCTCAGAACTTATTTCGTCCATACCGTCAAACAACAGGATAAATTTTCCTTCTTGCAAAGCAGTCTGGAAATCATCTTTCAGATTTATATTCATATACTCATCAGGGATTCGTGCTGTGAAACAATCATAGGCAAAGCCGAGTAATGAGTTTTCATCGAAATCTTTAAGGGGCAGGAATATAGGTATGCGATCGCCTGGTTCATAATTTAGAACTGAGCTCAACAGCAAATGGCGCATCAGCATTGATTTTCCAAGTCCGCCTGTGCCAGAGATGAGTATAAAATTGGATATACGATTAAAGGCACTTATAGAGGCTTCTATCGTCTTATAAGTGTAATTGCGACTGCGCTGGTAGATGGTGTTACAAACGTAGAAGTCGTAAAATTCTCGTTCTGCGTCCGTGTATAGTAAGGTTTTCATCTTGCCATACTTGTCGTGAGCTTTGCGTAGATACACATTTATTATGCTCTCAGAAATGATTTCATTGGAGGGAAGAGTAGGCTGCTCCTCCTTTTTTGTTGTCAAGCGTATCGTATTGACTCCTCTGGTGAAAAAAGATATATCATGTTCAGGGAATCTGCCTATATCACTATTGAAATGACGACGCTGTCCATTAGCTGGGGCGGTATACCAGTCTGTAATTGTGGTAGCTCCCTGTTTGTTACTATCCCACCGTTTCGTAATTATGAAGTGCCAAAGGCCTAATAGTAAATTTTCCAACGTTAAGCTCTGCGAATCGCAGAGCTCTTTTTTTGTCTTCGTACGATTGCCGCTATCAATGATGAATACTTGGCTGTGCTTTATTTTTGGGTCAAAATAAAGCAAATCTATGAGGGCATCTCCTAGCCACTGGGCAGAATGATTCAAATCGATATATTCATTTGCGAATAGAGACATTTTTTCAATTAAAGCATCGTAGTGCTCCCTTACAGCATTATCAAAACCGTCTCTTAATTGTCGATTATTGAATTTTAGATACTTCGTGTAGCCTTTCTTACAATATTTGTAATCTGACACATTGCCTTTAAATGATTCAGCGGTACTTTTTGGAGGGGCCTGATAGTTGGCGTCCATAATGTTAAGTAAGCCCTTCATCATAGCGGGCTCAGATTTATCAGTTGATTTTGCCTGTACGAGAAGGCTAAAAAAAGTGCCTCCGCAGAGATAATAGTCATATTCGTGGTCCATATTTTACCTCATAACAACTTTAACAAGTTTAATTGATATAACATTTTACCATTAACAATTGTAACTTTATTGTTTTAAACATAAAGCAGGGAGTAACCCTCCCTAATGTTAACATTCTACATCTGCATTGTAAATACTGCTTGTGGATGTGTATCTATCGCCCATAAGGCTGCAGCCGGGCAAGGGACACCTAACAAAATATACTCGTCACCTCGTGGCAGAAGAGCATATTTTGTAGGGCGTGCCTTACCTTGTTGCGGCCTTTTTGCGGCTCGGTATGTGCTCGTTTTCCCTTGCCCGGTTTCAGCCTCCGGCAAGGAGGAACAGCATCATGGATATGGTTCGCATTTATGTCAGCAACAAAATCGTTACGGTGGAGAAAAAGCAGTTCAAGCGGTGGCAGCGTAAGTATAAGAAGTTCTACTACATCAAGGAGAGCGGCTTGTATGTACCAGTATCGGAAGATTTATACAAGGAAATCATGCGCCCTCAGTGGAGTGCTGTGAAGGCTGAACAGCGTGGGCTGGAATGTATCTATAAGGGGACTTCTAAGTGCGATGGTTACTGCGGGAGCTGCACTCATCCCGTATATCGGCAGTATTCGCTGAATCGTATGGAAGAAAATGGCTCTAAGGAAGTACCGGTTCATAAGGATGTAGCGGAAGCCTTCCTTAAAAGAGTGGCTGTAGAGGAACTGCATGAAGCTATAGACCAGCTGGATAAGGAAGATTATGACCTCCTGGGTGTACTGATTGGTGATGAGACAGAGCGGGAGGCTGCTGCCAGAATGGGGCGGTCCAAGACTGCTGTGCATAAGCGTAAAGTTCGGATTATAGAATTTTTGAAAAATATTTTGCTGGCAGGGTGACCAAAGGGGCTGAAAATGTCCTCTTAATGGTGAAGGGGGAATGTGAAATGCATAGTAGCAAGTATGCTGCGGCAATTCTTTTGGTTATCAGCCTGATAGCCAGGAACGCCGCACGGAAAATTCTGAGGAGGTATCGCAAATGATGAAGGAAGACGAAATGCAGACTTTGGCCAGTGTGGTAGACAGCATGCACAAACTGGCAGAGGGGCTGGAAACGCTGGCGATTTATCTGTTGCGCGATGCTGGCGAACAGCAGGCAATATCGGATTCAAAGGCGACAAAAGAGCCTGAGCCTGATCCTGCTCCGCCCGAGGTGACGCTGGAAGAAGTCCGAGCAGTTTTGGCCGAGAAAAGCAGTGCTGGGCATACAGACGAGGTGCGTAAGCTCCTGCAGGATTTTGGTGCTGCAAAACTTTCAGCAGTAGATCCCAAGGATTATGCAGCCCTCAAGGCCAAAGCGGAGGTGCTTTGAGATGGCGGCTAGAGCACATGCGAAATTGTCTCCTTCTGGGGCAGACAGGTGGCTTATCCATTGTACTCCGTCAGCAAACCTTGAGGCACAGTTCCCCAGTTCTGCTGGGGAGGCTGCAGCAGAAGGCACAGCGGCTCATGCTTTGTGTGAGCATAAGCTGAAAAGGGCATTAAAACGCCGGAGCCGCCGTCCTCATTCAGATTTTGACTCCGATGAGATGGAGGCCTGCGCCGATGGTTATGCGGCCTTTGTGCTGGAGCAGATGCAGGAAATTCCCAATGCTATGGTGTGCATCGAGCAGCGGCTGGATTTGCAGGAATTCGTGCCGGAGGCGTTTGGTACGGCAGATTGCCTTATTGTAGGTGATGGCTTTCTCCACGTCATTGACTTCAAATATGGTCTTGGGGTGCTGGTGGATGCTGAGCAGAATCCACAGATGATGCTTTATGCGCTGGGAGCACTGACCATGTTTGGCAGTCTCTACGATGTGGCTGAAATTAGAATGTCCATCTACCAGCCACGCCGTGAGAACGTATCCACTTGGTCTATCTCTGCCGATGAAATTATGGCCTGGGCCGAGAAAACGGTAAAGCCCAGAGCACAGCTGGCATTTAAGGGTGAAGGCGATTTTGTGGCAGGTGCCTGGTGCCAGTTCTGCCGGGCGTCTCCCCGTTGCAGGGCAAGAGCCGAAGCCCAGCTTACTGTGGCGCAGGATGAGTTTCGCCTGCCACCACTATTAACAGATGAGGAGATAGCAGACCTGCTGCCTCGACTGCCGGAACTGGCCAAGTGGGCGAATGCGATTTCTGCTTATGCCTTAGAGTCGGCAGTCAACCATGGCAAGAAATGGTCGGGCTATAAACTTGTGGCAGGTCGTTCCGTCAGAAAATATGCTGATGAGGAAAAGGTGGCTGAAGCCGCTAAATCTGCTGGCTTCAAGGACATCTTCGAGCACAAACTCATCACCCTTACCTGTATGGAAAAGCTGATGGGCAAGGCAACATTCAACGAGGTCTTAGGCGGTTTGATTATAAAACCGCAAGGCAAGCCGACACTTGTGCCAGAGAGCGACAAGCGTCCGGCGATAGATATAGGTTCAGAGTTTACGAATTTGGAGGAAAAAGAAAATGGCTAACAATCTTAAGACAAAAGTAATCACCGGTATCGTTCGTCTCAGCTATGAGCATGTGTGGGAGCCTGCCAGTATCAATGGCGGGGAGCCGAAGTATTCTGCATCGCTTATTATCCCTAAGAGCGACAAGAAGACCGTAAAAGCTATTGAGGAGGCCGTTGAGGCTGCTATCACCGAAGGCATTGGCAAGTTTGGCGGCAAGAAGCCAAACAAAGCTGCACTGAAACTGCCTCTCCGTGATGGGGATACGGAGCGCGAGGATGAGGCATATAAGGATGCCTTCTTCATCAATGCCAATAGCAAAACGGCTCCACAGATTGTCGACCGTGCCGTGCGTCCTATTCTGGATAGGAACGAGGTTTATAGCGGCTGCTATGTTCGTGCCTCGATTTCCCTTTATGCATTTAACAGCAACGGCAACAAGGGCGTTGCCTGTGGGCTGAATAATCTGCAGAAGGTTAAGGATGGTGAGCCTTTGGGCGGGCGTACCAGTGCCACGGATGATTTCACCGCTTTGGACGGTGCAGATGAGGACTTCCTGTCCTAAAAGTAATTAAGTTTTGCAGGGCGGCGGCTTTAGGGTCGCTGCCTTTTGCATAGGAGGCACAAAATGGTTTTAAGCATAGATATTGAAACATTTAGCAGCGTGGATTTATCAAAATCCGGGGTGTATAAATACATCGCAAGCTCGGATTTTGAAATCCTGCTCTTTGGCTATTCGGTTGATGGCGGTGCTGTTCATGTGGTGGACTTCACCCAGGGCGAGGAACTGCCGCAGGAAATCCTGTCGGTGCTGTTGGATGATAAGATACCAAAGTGGGCATTTAATTGTACCTTTGAGCGTACCTGTATTGCCAGGTTCCTGCAGGATAAGGGCTTGCTGGCAGAGGGGAAGTTTCTAAACCCGGCATCGTGGTATTGTTCTATGGTGTGGTCTGCCTATATGGGACTGCCGCTGTCGCTGAAGTCAGTAGGTGCGGTGCTGGGCTTAGAGCAGCAGAAGATGGCTGAAGGACAGGAACTTATCCGCTATTTCTGCTGTCCCTGCAAGCCAACTAAGACCAATGGTGGCCGAAAACGTAACCTGCCCACTGATGCCCCGGACAAGTGGGATTTGTTCAAGAAGTATAATCGCCGTGATGTGGAGGTGGAGCTTGCCATCAAGGCACGGCTGGCGAAATTTCCTGTACCTGAGCAGGTGTGGCATGAATACCACCAGGATCAGGAAATCAATGACTGTGGCATTCTGGTAGATATGCCTTTGGTGCGAAATGCCATAGCAATCAGTCAGAAGTGTACGAAGGAGAATCTGCAAAGGGCACAGGCCATCACAGGATTGGAAAATCCAAACTCTCCAATCCAGCTCAAGGAATGGTTGGCAAGTAACGGCATATCCGTGGATTCACTGGCAAAATCAGAGGTGGAACGCCTGCTTAAGGAGACTACGGGGCAGGTACATGAACTGCTTGACTTGCGGCAGCAACTCTCTAAATCCAGCGTCAAGAAATACACCGCCATGGTCAATGTGGCTGGAGCAGATGACAGGGCACGTGGCCTTTTCCAATTTTACGGAGCCAATCGCAGTGGCAGGTTCGCAGGGCGGCTGGTGCAATTACAAAATCTTGCTCGGAACAGTATGCTAGATTTGGATGAAGCCCGTCAGCTGGTAAGGCGGGGAAACTATGATGCCCTGCATCTTCTGTATGATTCCGTGCCAGATGTGCTCTCCCAGCTTATCCGCACAGCCTTTGTGCCGCGACCGGGCTATAAGTTCATAGTGGCAGATTTCTCAGCCATTGAGTGCCGTGTCCTGGCCTGGCTGGCAGGTGAGCAATGGGTGCTGGATGTCTTTGCGAATAATGGTGACATTTATTGTGCCTGTGCCGAAAAGATGTTCCATATGCCAGTGGTAAAGCATGGGCAAAATGGAGAACTTCGCCAGAAAGGCAAGCAGGCAACTTTATCCTGTGGCTATGGCGGCTCCGTCGGTGCCTTAAAGGCTATGGGGGCACTGGAGGCTGGCATGAAGGAGGATGAACTTCAGCCATTGGTGGACGCATGGCGGGAGGCCAATCCTAATATCGTGAAGTTTTGGTGGGATGTGGACAGGGCGGCCAAAGCGGCCGTGAAGGAGAAAACCACTACGGAAACCCACGGGCTTCAGTTCGTATGCCGTAGTGGCATGTTGTTTATCGAACTTCCAAGTGGCAGGCATTTATCCTATGCCCAGCCAGCTATAGGGGAGAATCGCTTTGGCGGTGAGTCCGTCACATACATGGGGATTGGTGCTACCAAGAAGTGGGAACGTATCGAGACTTTTGCGGGCAAGCTGGTGGAGAACATCACCCAGGCGGTGGCCAGGGACGTGCTCTGCTACGCAATGCAGACCCTAGGGAATGAGCAGATTGTCATGCATGTACACGATGAGCTGATAATTGAGGCAGAGCCAGAGATTTCCTTGGAGGAAGTTTGCGAGAAGATGGGGCGTACTCCACCATGGGCACCGGGGCTGATTCTTAGGGCTGACGGCTATGTGTGCCAATATTACAAGAAAGACTGAATTGTGCAGGGGGCAGAAAAATCTGCTCCTTTTTTTATTTTTGGGGTGACCAAGGTGGCCGGTTTTGTCCTCTTACCAATGAGGGGGGATTTTCTCGCCTCCATATGTATGAGTTAACAATTCTATCGCCCATAGGGCAGGAGGACAACACTATGATTCAGGTTTTTGAGAACGAGGAGTTTGGCAAGGTACGTACCATGGAGGTCAACGGTGAGCCGTTTTTCGTGGGCAAGGATGTGGCAGAAATCCTCGGATACGCAGATACCAACAAAGCAATCGCCATGCATGTGGATGAGGATGATAAACTCAACGACAAAACGGCGTTGAGTTTGGGACAACGTGGCGGCTGGCTTATCAACGAATCCGGGCTGTATAGTCTCATCCTTACCAGCAAGCTGCCGAAGGCAAAAGCGTTCAAACGCTGGGTGACATCGGAGGTGCTGCCGTCCATCCGCAAGCATGGTCTTTATGCAGTGGATGAGATTCTGGCCAATCCGGATATTGCCATCAGGGCTTTGCAGGAACTTAAGGCAGAGCGTGAAAAACGCAAGTCGCTGGAAGGCACGGTGGCAGTGCAGAATCAGCAGATTGCTGAAATGCAGCCCAAGGTCAGCTACTACGACCTTATTTTGCAATGCCCTGACCTTATGTCTATCACCACCATCGCAAAGGACTATGGCTATTCGGCAAAGCGGCTCAATGCTTATCTGCATAAGCAGGGGATTCAGTTCAAGCAGGGCGGCATCTGGCTTTTGTACCAGCATTACGCCGAGCAGGGGTACACCAGCACCAAGACACACAACTATGCTGGCGAAGATGGCACTCAGCATGCCAAGCCGCATACTTACTGGACTCAGAAAGGCAGGCTGTTCCTTTACGATTTTCTGAAGGCACGTGGCATCCTGCCGCTTATCGAAAGGGAGGATTGATGTATGTGTATTGAGAGATTTAATTCTGAGGGCTATGCAGATACTACGGCTCAATCTGCCCTGGCGAAGGTCGAGGCGGCTGAACGCCGTAATGCCTGGCCAGTAGTGTATGTCTGCTCTGCCTATCGCGGCAATGAGCGGGTGAATGTACTGAGAGCCAGAAATTACTGTCGGTTCGTGGTGAGTAAGAAGCGTGTGCCGATAGCCCCGCATCTGCTCTTTCCGCAGTTTATCACCGAAGCAACAGAGCGGGGGCTGGCCATGAAGATGGACTGCCTGCTCCTTCGCAGGTGCGATGAAGTCTGGGCTTTTGGCGAAATCACCGAGGGCATGGCCACGGAAATCGAGATGGCAGACGATGAGGGCAAGCGGGTGCGGTATTTCACCCGTGATTTGAAGGAGGTAACCAAGGTATGAGGTTTACATTACATACGGCTGACTGCCGTGGCAATGAGAAGAATGTGCGCTATCCGCATGAATGCCAGATTGGCAGTGAGGCTGAGTTCCTGGCGGCTGTGGGCGTTGACCATGTTTGTGCTGCATTCCAAGGTGGTAGGCGCAGCGTGGGAAATTTCCAGAGCGCTGATGTGCTAGTTATGGACTGCGATAATGACCATTCAGATGTTCCTGCCGAGTGGGTAACGCCGGAAAAGCTGGAAGAGATGCTGCCAGGTGTGAACTATGTTTTGGCTCCCAGCCGTCACGATGGTGAAGTGAAGGACGGCAAGTCACCACGCCCCAGATTTCATATGTACTTTCCTCATGAGCCTATTGAGGATGCATCAGAGTATGCCGGGCTGAAACGTGCCATTCAGGCAAGGTTCCCTTTCTTTGATGGCAATGCACTGGATGCGGCCAGGTTCATCTATGGCCATCCGTGTTCACAAGTAGTTTGGCATGAAGGGGAATTGTCCATTGAGCAGATGGTGCTGGCCTGCCAGACGGAGGGCAGCATCCCGCAGGGGCAGCGTAACAGCACTCTTTCCCATTTTGCCGGGAAACTTGTGAAGCGTTATGGGGCAACGGATAGGGCGCACGAGATTTTCCTTGAGAAGGCCGCCAAGTGTGAGCCACCGCTATCGGATGAGGAACTGGGGAAGATTTGGCATAGTGCCGAGGGATTTGCTAGGAGAGTGCAGGAACAGCCTGGGTATGTACCGCCAGAGCAGTATGGGGGTTCGCATGTATCTTTAAAACCTGCAGACTATAGCGATATTGGACAGGCCAAAGTGCTGGCTAGGGAATACAGGGATGAACTCAAATATACGCCAGCCACGGACTATCTCCGCTATGACGGTGTGACCTGGAATGAGTCCAGGGCACAGGCCATCGGAGCCATGGAGGAATTTCTGGATTTGCAGCTGGCAGATGCCCAGGATGAGGTAAAAGCTGCGGTCAAGGAACTGACAGCTTTGGGAGTGGCACAGGAAAAACTGGCCAAGGGTGGCAGAACGCTGGAGAAAGAAATCACAGAGGCACAGATGAAGGCATATGCCCGTTACCAGTCAGCTATAGGATACCTTGCCTTTGTGCAGAAACGGCGGGATATGAAGTATGTGCTCTCAGCCCTTCAGGCAGCCAGGCCCATGCTGGAGATTAAGGTGGATGACCTTGACCATGATGCTTTCCTGCTGAACACGCCTGATGGGGCATATGACCTGCGGCTAGGGCTTGCTGGCAGGAAGGAACATTCGCCTTCTGACTATGCTACCAAGGTTACTGCTGTGGCACCGGGAGAGCAGGGGCGGCAGAATTGGCAGGATGCCATTGGTACATTCTTCTGTGGTGACATTGAGCTTATGGAGTATGTTCAGCAGATTGTCGGTCTGGCAGCAGTGGGCAAGGTGTATGTGGAGTCCCTCATCATTGCCTATGGTGACGGACGCAACGGCAAGTCAACCTTTTGGAATACTATCGCCAGGGTGCTGGGGACATACAGCGGGAACATCTCAGCCGACACTTTGACCGTTGGCTGCAAGCGTAACGTGAAGCCAGAACTGGCCGAGGCTAAGGGCAAGCGTATGCTGATTGCGGCAGAACTTGACGAGGGCATGCGGCTCAATACATCCCTCATCAAGCAACTTTGTTCCACAGATGCAGTTCAGGCTGAGAAGAAGTATAAAGACCCGTTCCATTTTACGCCGAGCCACACCCTTGTCCTTTATACCAACCATCTGCCGAGGGTGGGTGCCAATGACCCTGGCACGTGGCGGAGGCTGCTGGTTATTCCCTTTGACGCTGTCATTGAGGGTAATAGCGACATCAAGAACTACTCTGATTACCTCTTTGAGGAGGCTGGGCCTGCGGTGCTTGCCTGGGTAATTGAAGGGGCACAGAAGGTCATCCAGAGCGGTTTCCATCTGTCGAGACCCGCCTGTGTGGAGAGTGCCGTCAATGCTTATCGTGATAACAATGACTGGCTAGGACATTTCATTGAGGATTGCTGCTTGCTGGATAAGGATTATCACGAGAAGTCTGGAGCATTGTATAACGCCTATCGTGCTTATGCTGCGGGAGCTGGAGAATATGTGCGTAGCACAACAGATTTCTATGCTGCCTTGGACATTCGTGGTTTTAGTAGGCATAAGACGAGAGCGGGCATACAGGTTGATGGATTGATGCTTCTGGAAGGCAGAGAATTCTTGGCTTAAGGAAGTGGGTGTGCAGGTCAGAGCAGGTCGTATATAAAACCCCCTTTAGGGCAGTTTTTTAGCATAAAAATCCTATATAGAGAGGTTTAGGTAGCGACCTGCGTTGACCTGCACATATGAGCCGGAAATGCCTTAATGACGCAGATTGGAGGACATTATGAGGGAAAGAGATATCGAACACAAACTCGTGATGGAAACGGTGCGGCGCAGAGGTGTGGCGTTGAAGTTTGTCAGCCCAGGTTGCATTGGGGTGCCTGACCGTATTGTGATGCTACCTGGTGGCAGGATGGGATTTGTGGAACTCAAGGCTCCAGGGAAAAAGCCAAGACCGATACAGACACGCCGCATCCAGCAGATGAGAAAAATGGGCTTCAAGGTTTTCGTAGTGGATGGCATGGAGCAGATTGGCTCTGTGCTGGATGAGATTGAGGAGGATGCATGATGGAACTTAGCCATGTAAACAAAATGATGAACAACATTAAGCCTGGTGACAAGATTTTCTTCAACAGCTACGGGGCATGTGATAGTGCCACCAAACTGGGGAGGAGTGGCAGTGCAACCGTTCCTGCCATTGGCACCATGCTGAAAGTTTATCCCCGCTATGTGCTGGTTAAGCTGAAGGTAGCTAGGGAATGCGTACAGTGGGATAGCATCATCAAGGTAAACGGCGTTTCCTGGCTCCTTTGCACAGAGGTGAGGGCATCATGATTTACAACCCGCATAAGTATCAGAAGTACGCCACCGATTTTATACTGGAACATGAGGTCGCCGCCATTTTCCTTGACTGCGGTCTTGGCAAGACAGTCATCACTCTCACAGCCATTGAGGCACTCCTGCATGACAGCTTCGAGGTCAGCCGTGTGCTGATTATTGCTCCTCTCCGTGTGGCCAGGGACACCTGGCCTGCGGAGATTGAGAAGTGGCATCACCTGTCCAATCTGACTTATGCCGTAGCTGTTGGGAATACCGCCAACCGGATAGCAGCACTTAGGCAGAAGGCTGAGGTCACTGTCATCAACAGGGAGAACGTGGACTGGCTGGTTAAGAACAACACCTTTGACTTCGACATGGTGGTTATCGATGAGCTAAGTTCCTTCAAGTCCCATCAGGCACGGAGGTTCAAAGCACTTATGAGAGTTCGTCCTACCGTCAAGAGGGTGGTGGGGTTGACAGGGACACCGAGTTCCAATGGTCTTATGGACTTGTGGGCAGAATTCCGTTTGCTGGACATGGGCAAACGGCTGGGCAGGTTCATCGGTCACTACCGTGAGGAATTCTTCACCCCGGACAGGCGTAACCAGCATATAGTCTTTTCTTACAAGCCAAAAGTTGGGGCTGAGGAAGAAATCTATAGACGGATTAGCGATGTGACCATCTCCATGAAATCAGCGGATTATCTTCAGTTGCCACCGTTGGTAGCATCCACCAAGACTGTAGCCATGACGGTAAAGGAACGGCGTACCTACGACAGCCTTAAGAAAGATTTGGTGGTGTCCGTTGGTGATACCGAGATTGATGCTGTGAGTGCTGCGGCTCTGTCGAATAAGCTCCTGCAGATGGCTGGCGGTGCTGTCTATGATGGCGATGGCCGGCACCATGCCATACATGACCAGAAGCTGGATGCCCTTGAGGATTTGGTGGAGAGTGCCAATGGCAAGCCGGTATTGGTGGCTTACTGGTTCAAGCATGAAGCCGAGCGCATCAAGGAACGACTGAAGGTCAGGGAGATAAAGACCAGCCAGGATATTATTGACTGGAACGCAGGGAATATTCCCGTGGCCCTAATCCATCCAGCTTCAGTTGGACATGGATTGAACCTGCAGGAAGGTGGTTCAATCCTCATCTGGTTCAGCCTTACCTGGAGCCTTGAACTGTACCAGCAGACCAATGCAAGGCTCTATAGGCAAGGGCAGAAAGACACCGTTAGCATTATCCATATCATCACTGAAGGCACGATTGATGAGGATGTCATGAAGGCTTTGGAGCGGAAGGATAAGACGCAGACGGCTCTGATTGATGCAGTAAAAGCTAACCTGGGAGGTTGTGTATAAATGACAGCGAAGGAATATCTGAAGCAGGCATACTGGGCTGACCAGCGGATAAACAGCAAACTCAATCAGCTGGCATCGCTCAAGGACATGGCTACTAAGGCTACATCAACTTTGGGCACTGAGCCTGTCAGTGGTACTCGAAATGTTCAGCGGATGGCAGATACCATTGACAATATCATCGCTCTGGAAAACGAAATCAACGATGACATTGATCATCTGGTGGATTTGAAGCGTGATGTTATGAAGACCCTCAGCCAAGTGCAGGATACCAATTGTTTGATGCTGTTGGAACTTCGGTATCTCAGCTTCAAGTCCTGGGATGATATCGCAGCGGAAATGCACTACGGTTCCCGCTGGGTACATATCCTGCATTCCAAGGGGCTTACTGCTGTAGAAAAAATCTTGGAGAAAAATAAAGAGTGCAGTAAAATTCACTAGAATTCCTACCCCAAAGTGCTAAAATGGTATCATGAAAGAAAAATCGATATCGGCCTCCAAAGGGAGCAATCCCTGCGGAGGTTTTTTTGTGCCTAAAATCGAGGTGACCCCAATGCCCATGAAACCTAAGCGGCCTTGTCGATACCAAGGCTGCCCAAAACTGACCGACCACAAGAGTGGTTACTGCGAAGACCATCGAAAACTGATGGAGCAGCACTACGAGCACTTTGTCCGTGGCTACAATCAGCATGAGCGATACGGCAAAGGATGGCGTAAGGTCAGGGATAGATACATCAACCGTCACCCGCTCTGCGAGTTGTGTCAGCAGCATGGGAAGTATGTGATGGCAGAGTTGGTGCATCACAAGAAGCCCATCTCCGCTGGTGGTACCAACAGCGAAGAAAACTTGCAGAGTCTGTGCGTGTCCTGCCATGAGCGGATTCATCAACGAAAGAAGGGGGAATAGGCCCAGGGGCGGGGCAAATCTCTACCGGAGCCCCGATGGGCGACCGGCGTGGGGTCACGCGCGAAAAAATCATTTTTCAAACAAGGGAATAGGCAGGGAAAACCATAGTGGGGTTATCCCTTGTACGGACGGGGATAATTGAGAGTTATGGGACGCCATATTTCTTTGAAAAATGCTGATTCTGTTTGAAAAACGTTTGAAAAAAGTCAAAAATCAAAGGCCGAAGGGAGTGATGAGGATGGCCAAAGATGGAACCAACAGGGGTGGTGCCAGAGCAGGTGCAGGGCGCAAGAAGAAAGCCTTGGCTGACAAAATCAGCGAGGGCAAGACCGCTAAGGTAACGGTATTGCCAACGGCTAATCTTCAAGGCATGGAAATGCCCGCTCCCAAGGAGTACCTAAAGGCACCCCAGAGGAACGGGCAGGAAAATTACGCTGTGGAGATTTACGAAAAGACATGGAATTGGCTGAATCAGAAAGGCTGTGCTGAACTGGTCAGTCCAGAACTTATTGAACATTACGCCATGAGCGTGTCTCGCTGGATTCAATGCCAGGACGCTATCTCCAATTACGGATTTCTGGCCAAGCATCCAACCACCGGGGCCGCCATCGTATCGCCTTATGTGAACATCGGCCTGCAGTACATGAAGCAGGTCAACCAGCTCTGGTATCAGATATACCAGGTGGTCAAGGAAAACTGCTCGGAAGGCTACAGCGGAGCCAATCCGCAGGATGATGTGATGGAGCGGCTCTTACGTTCAAGAAAGGGGTAGTGGTGTCATTTGCAGATTGCCATTATTGATGCAGATCTCATCGGCAGAAAGAGGCATCGATTCCCTAATCTGGTCTGTATGAAGCTATCAGGTTATCACAAGGAGATTGGCAATGATGTAGTTCTCAAAACCGATTACAATAACCTTGAGGCTTTTGACAAAGTGTATATTGCCAAAGTGTTCACTGACACCGAAATCCCGGCTGCTGTGCTTGCGTTTCCGAACGTTGAGTATGGCGGTACGGGATTTTTTTATGACAAAGCCTTACCTCTGCCGAAAGACATAGAGCACCACATGCCAGATTACCATCTCTACGACGATTGGGTTAATCTTCAGATGGAGGACGGGAAACGCAGGCAGGAATTTCGATACTACACAGACTACGCCATCGGCTATCTGACCAGGGGATGTTTCCGGCACTGTGAATTTTGTGTAAATCGGAATTACGACAGGGTAAGGATACACAGTCCGCTGAAGGAGTTCTTGTGTGAGGATAAAAAGAAAATTTGTCTCTTGGATGATAATTTCTTTGGGTGTACTGAGTGGAAAACGCTGCTACAGGAATTGAAGCAGACGGGCTTGGCTTTTCAATTCAAGCAAGGGCTAGATGAACGGCTACTTACAGAGGAACGATGCGAGATGCTGTTTACCTCCAAGTATGATGGAGATTATATTTTTGCCTTTGATAATTATGCTGATGCTGAGCTTATTCAACAGAAAATATGCTTGCTAAGAAAATACACCAATGTGGTCCCTAAGTTCTATTGCTTTACCGGATATGATCGGGAGGAACGTTGGGATACAGCTTTTTGGAAACGGGACTTGCTGGAACTGTTGTATCGGATTGAGATTTTGATGAAGCATCGCTGCCTGCCATATGTAATGAGATACCAGCGATATGCGGAAAGTCCCTATAAGGGAATGTACATTAACATTGCTAGGTGGTGTAATCAGCCAGCCTTTTTCAAAAAGAAGAGCTTGAGGGAATTTGTGTACATGAATGGCGAAAACAGTGCCAGCTATCGATATCTGAGAGACTTTGAGCAGAATTTTCCTGAAGCTGATTATTTTATGGATTTGAAATTTGGGGAGGTGTAAATCCTTGGGTAAAACGACTACAGATATGCAACTGGTATCGGTCAGCAAATTGGTGCCATACGTAAACAATGCTCGGACGCATTCGCCGGAGCAGATAATGAAACTCCGCTCATCGCTGCGGGAGTTCGGTTTTGTAAATCCTGTCATCATCGACAGGGACTTCAATGTCATAGCCGGTCATGGAAGGTTGATGGCTGCGAAGGATGAGCATATTACCGAAGTGCCGTGCGTCTTTGTAGACTATCTCACCGAGGCACAGAAGAAGGCATATATCCTTGCAGACAACCGTTACGCCATGGACGCTGGCTGGGATGAAGATATGCTCCGTGTCGAGATTGAAGCTTTGCAGGGCATGGATTTTGACCTGGGGCTGACAGGTTTTGGCGAGAAGGAACTGGCTGACCTTTTTGGTGATGAGGACGGGGAAGGTCAGGAGGATGGCTTCGATGTGGATGAGGAGCTGGCCAAGCCGTGTACCTCTAAAGCCGGGGATGTCTGGCACCTTGGCAAGCACCGGGTCATCTGCGGTGATTCTACCATGCCGGAAACCTACCAGCGTTTGCTGGGGGAGGAGAAGGTAAACCTAGTCTGCACCGACCCGCCCTACATGGTGAATCTGGAGAGCACCTCTGGGAAAATCAAGAACGATGACCTGTCCGACAAAGAGGCCTATGAATTCCTGACTAAAGCCTTCGGCTGCTTCCATGAAGCCATGGCCAGGGACGCCTCCATATATGTTTTTTACGCAACGGCCAAAGCCCGCATCTTTCATGACGCTTATGAGGATGCGGGCTTAAAAGTTGGGGCGGGGCTGGTCTGGAAGAAGAATCGGCTGGTGCTAACCCGCACTGATTGGAAATACATCCACGAGCCTATCATCTGGGGCTGGCGAAAAGATGGCAAGCATACCTGGTACGGCGATCAGAAGCAGACTACGGTGTTCGAGTTCGACCGTATTAAGAATTCCAAGGAAGATGGCTGCGGTCACCCTTCCAGCAAGCCGGTACCGCTCATTGCCTATCTCATCAAGCAATGCACCCAGACCAATGGGTTGGTGCTGGACGGCTTTCTTGGTTCGGCATCCACCCTTATTGCTTGCGACCAGCTGGGACGCATTTGCTATGGAGTGGAGCTTGAGCCGAAGTTCGTAGATGTGGCGGTGCAACGTTATGCCGCAGCCCATGATGGGAGTTTTGCAGATGTGTATGTGGAACGGGATGGGGAGAAAATTCCCTATGCCGATGTTCCCAAACCGAAGGAGGAATCGTAATGCGTGTATTTCTGAACCCTGGCCATGCTCCGTGCGGCTGCCCCGACCCCGGTGCTGTCAACAGCGGTACTGGCCTTAGAGAATGTGATGTGGCCAAGAATATCGCCGACCTTGTAGAGAGGTATCTCACCAAGGCTGGCGTTTCAGTTTCCGGCAATTTGCAGTCGGATGATTTATTCGAGATTGTCAGTACCGCCAATAATCTGGATGTGGATGTGTTTGTATCAATCCACTGCAATGCTTTTAACGGCGTGGCCAATGGCACGGAGGTGTGGCACTACCATACCAGTAAATTCGGTAAGCAGCTGGCAGAGTGCATCCAGCGTCAAATTGTGGATTCGCTGGGCACGGCAGACCGTGGCGTTAAAGGTGCTGTGCCGGGGAAAAATGGCCTGTATGTACTATCTAATACGGATGCCGTTTCGGTGCTGGTGGAGACAGCCTTTATCGACCATGTAGATGATGAAGTTCTGCTCCGTACCAAACAGAATGAGTTTGCCCGTGCAATTGCCAGAGGTATCACGGACTTTGAACAGGAGACTTTGAACCGATAGCTTGTATACAACACAAAGTCCTTGCTTATTCACCGCTGTAGAGGGAATATGTGACTACCTAAAGAAAAGGAGGTTTTGAAAATGGAAGTCAAGTACAACGTCAGCGGAGAACGCCGCAAGGAAATGGTCAGCGTGGTAAGCGAGGCTTTGGGTGGCTGGAGTAAGGAGTACATGGGAGCCCCCAGCTTTTCCTACCAGATAGGGGATTTCGAGATTACCAGGGATGGTACACTGGTTTTCGCTGACCGTACGGACACCGAGATGATGGAGCAGGTCTTGGAAGCCTTGGCAAAAGCAGGCTTTGAATGTGAAGGAACTGAAAAGGCTGCGGAGATGGAGGAGCGGATGGCACCGGAAGAAGCCGAGCAGGAGGAAAGCGACAGCGTCTGCATTTCAATCAGCCTGCCCAGGGATACCTTCACGGATACCGCCCTGACCAATCTGGATAACCTGCTGGAAAGCAAAGGCAATCTCATCAAGAAATCATTCGGCATTGACGAGGCCACCTACACGCTCACCGATGACTGCATAACCTTCAACTGGCTCAGCGGTGACATCGAGCTGGAAACGGCAAAAGCCTATCAGGACTTCATTGGCAAGCTCTGTGAAATGGCCCGCACCCAGAAGCGGGTAACTGCCAAGGCCAAAGTGGTGGACAATGAAAAATACGCCTTCCGCTGTTTTCTCCTGCGGCTGGGGCTTATCGGCAATGAGTACAAGACCACCCGCAAGATTCTCCTGCAGAACCTTTCCGGCAATGCCAGCTTTAAGTCCGGCCACAAGAAGGAGGCGGCTGAACATGAGGAAGGGTAACAACATGGGATTCCCCAGTAGGGAGGAGGTGGAGCGGTTGCGCTCCATCTACCCTCCGGGGCGTATCGTGATGCTAGTGGAAATGCGCGATGAACCGCAGGCACCACCGGAAGGAACTGTTGGGGAGATAAGGGGCGTGGATGACGTAGGGAGCGTTTTGGTCCGCTGGGACAACGGCTCCAGCCTTTCGCTAATTCCCAGCGTGGATAAATTCTACCTTCTCAAGCACAGACCTAGCGAATAAGTATACACTCCACAGGGGTTGCTATTTCCTTTGAAGTACGGGAATATGTACACACCGAAGGAAAAGCAACCACGAAAAGGAGGAAACGACCATGTGGAGCAAAGGCAGCATCGAGATTGAAGGAACCGAGGTTCAGTATTGGGTAAAGCATTATGATGAGGGCTCAGAATTCGGGATTGACGGCGGTAAGATTTCCAAGCTGGAATGCAGGGCAGAAGGCCAGACCATCCTGCATTACGACAGGGGCTGGGATATGGAGCCGGAAACAGAGCTGGGCTACCAAGCCTACGCAACTCTTATTGAGAAGTTTAACTGAAAACGAAAACAACTGGGGGCAGCCCTTCGGGGCTGTTTCTCGTACAAGATAGATTTAGGGAGTCGCAGATGGCGGCGCCTTTTTGATTGGAGGTGATGGATTGCGAAAGCTGAAAGGTTACAAGCCGACTGAATTTATGGACAAGGATTCCCATTACGACAAAGGGGCTGCGGACTTTGCTGTGGCCTTCATTGAAAGCCTGTGTCACACCAAGGGCACCTGGGCGGGTAAACCCTTTGAGCTGATTGACTGGCAGGAACGAATCATCCGGGACCTGTTCGGCATCCTCAAGAAAAACGGCTATCGCCAGTTCAACACCGCCTACGTGGAGATTCCGAAGAAGCAGGGCAAGAGCGAACTGGCGGCGGCTGTGGCTCTCCTGCTCTGTTGTGGCGATGGTGAGGAGAGGGCGGAGGTTTACGGCTGTGCCGCCGACCGCCAGCAGGCCTCCATTGTTTTCGAGGTGGCTGCAGACATGGTGCGGATGTGCCCTGCCCTCAATAAGCGGGTGAAAATCCTCGCATCTCAAAAGCGGATGGTCTTTCAGCCCACCAACAGCTTCTACCAGGTGCTGTCGGCGGAGGCTTACTCCAAGCACGGCTTCAACATACACGGCGTGGTCTTTGACGAGCTGCACACACAGCCCAACAGAAAACTTTTCGATGTTATGACCAAGGGCTCTGGCGATGCACGAATGCAGCCACTGTATTTTCTGATTACCACGGCAGGAACGGATACCCAGTCCATTTGTTACGAGACACACCAGAAGGCGTTGGACATTTTGGAGGGAAGGAAAATCGACCATACCTTTTATCCGGTGATTTACGGAGCGAAAGAGGACGAGGACTGGACTTCGCCAGAGGTCTGGAAGAAGGCCAATCCCTCCCTGGGCATCACCGTGGGGATGGACAAGGTGCAGGCTGCCTGCGATTCAGCAAAGCAGAATCCGGGGGAGGAGAACTCCTTTCGGCAGCTACGCTTGAATCAATGGGTGAAGCAGTCCATCCGTTGGATGCCGATGCACAAGTGGGATGCCTGTGCTTTTCCAGTTGATGAGGAAGAACTGGAAGGGCGTGTCTGTTACGGAGGGCTCGACCTTTCCAGTACCACGGACATCACGGCTTTCGTGCTGGTGTTCCCGCCGGTTGATGAAGCCGACAAATACATGGTGCTGCCCTACTTCTGGATTCCAGAGGATAATGTGGATTTGCGGGTGCGCCGCGATCATGTGCCCTACGATGTCTGGCAACGGCAAGGTTCCCTCCAGACTACCGAGGGTAACGTGGTGCATTACGGATTCATCGAGAAATTCATCGAGTGGCTGGGGGAGCGGTTCAACATCCGTGAGATTGCTTTCGACCGCTGGGGGGCGGTGCAGATGGTTCAAAATCTGGAGGGCATGGGCTTCAAGGTGGTGCCTTTTGGGCAGGGCTTTGCCAGCATGAGCCCTCCGACTAAGGAACTGATGAAACTGGTGCTGGAGGAGAAAATCGCCCACGGTGGGCATCCAGTCCTTCGCTGGAACATGGATAACATCTTCATACGCACCGACCCTGCAGGTAACATCAAGGCAGACAAAGCAAAAAGCACGGAGAAGATTGATGGGGCGATTGCCCTCATCATGGCTCTTGACCGTGCGATTCGTTGCGGAAATGATGCTGGGGAAAGCGTTTATGACAGCCGGGGACTGATTGTTTTTTAGTGATTGTATACATAAATAAATAGCGATTATGACTTGCTGTTTCTCCCATAAAGAGCGAATATACACATACCGAAAGGGAAAACACAGACGACCAAAAAGGAGGAAAACAAAATGACCAAGCAGGAAATCGCCGAGATTATCGAGAGCAAGGGCAAAGAGTACGGCTTCAAGGTGAAGGAAACCTCGACAGGCTGGATGACGGAACAGACCTCCGAAAGCTTCGCAAGGGTCGAGATTTTCACAAAGACCAACAACGAAAGGACCAGCTGGAAAGACCGCAGGGTTTGCCTGGACATCGAAGCCGCAGGAACCATTTGCAGGATGGGGGGTAACACCACGCCGGAGGAACTTTTGAAAGCCGCCGATGAGATTGCAAGAGGAGCAAAATTCACGGCAGAACTTCAGAGCATGAGGCTTTCCTACGAAAGAACCTTCTAAGCCGAAAGCAAGACAAGGGCACCGCTCGAAAGGGCGGTGCTTTCCTTAATCATTATGGCTCTTGACCGAGTAATTTAGTGGAGAAAGAATATCTCTGAAAGTGTATATGAGAGCGAGGGGTCAGGGAAATTCACGTAAGCGTATCTCTCTGTAATCGTCTCTGATAAGGGCATAGGAGATAATATTTTCTATGAAATTGCATACTTCTTCATCACAAAGCTGTAAACTCCGTTCACAAGGCAGAGTGCCTAATTTGAACAACTGTCCATCTATAATTTTGGGATATTTTTTTTGGACAAGCATTCGTAAGTCGGATATTTTACCGGAGCCAATAGCACCAACTGTTATTCTCCCCGTGTGATTGATACTGCACATAGAGCCATTTGTTTGCAGTGTGTTTTTAGCGTCCATGGGGATTTGCAAAGATGAATGTATACGCTCTTTGGTTTCAATTATAACGAAAAGGCCTGTCTTATCTTGCACCCCTACTGCACCATAATAACTGGAAAATGCCAAGGAAATAATTTTCGTTTTGCCTTGATAACTTATCTGGAAAGAACGACATCTGCAGGCGTTAAAAGTGCCTCCACCGGCATCGCCCCATGATATTCTCCTCACGCCACGATCCTTCAACAAGGTAAAAATATCATACTCGTAGGGAACAAGTTCATACTCATCATCGAGTAAGCATTCCCAAAGATTAGAGCAGAATATCATTTTTTCTTCATTCTCTGCTGTTTCGGTACCCATTTCATATGCATCAACAAAATATTGGGGATCGTCTTTTATTTCATCAAAGGTACGACGTTGAAAATCGGATTCTGTAGGTAACTCTGTATATTCTTCATTCAGCATATCCGTATATTCGCGAAAACTTTTGATGCGTAAAATGTTATTATCTACATCCATGTGAAAACATAGTGTTTTCTTGCCATTTGTCAGCATGAAAAAACTGCATTTGAGCTGCTCGGCATAATTTTTAGCCTGAGCAATCATGTTATCATCGAGAGCCAGTTTCTCACGTTTGCATTCTATAACAGCAAGGGGAATAACAGATTCATGGTCATCAGCCATGCGCATGATAACTACATCGCTACGGTCTAAACAATTTTTCACATGGTGGGCAAGGGACTCCTCAACCCTTAACATATGCGCAGGAACTTTCAATTTGTCGATAAGGAAGGAAACTACTTCCTGCCGGACGGTTTCCTCTGGTGTAACACGGATATGTTTTTGTCTTATTGTGTCATAGTAATAATCAACATCATCGATTGTTTCAACGGATGGAAGTCGCTCATTTGTAAAGTCGTAATCCTCAATTTCAAAATCTACAGCAGCTATTTTATGGGATTCTTTCCATCGTTGAAAAAAATGCTTATGCTTTTCCTGCATTTGCCTTATTCGTTGCAGTTGTTCCTTGTTTATAATAAGCACGTCCGTTTCCTCCTTTGGGAAATGAGTTTTATTTTTAGTTCTATTTCTCTTACGAATCATCGTTGTTTTTTAGGAGCGTGATACCTATGAACTTTTTCACAAAACTTTTCCGCTCACGTGACAAGCCCCAGAATCTTTATCATTTCAGTGGTTGGCCATTTGTCTTCGGCAAATCTGTCAGTAAGCAGATGGTCAATGAATTCACAGCCATGCAGACCACAGCGGTGTATGCATGCGTCCGTATCTTGGCTGAGTCCGTTGCCGGATTGCCGCTTCATGTCTATGAGTACAAGGGACAGGGCAAGGAGCGTGTGCCACATCATCCGTTGTATGCATTGCTACACGACAGTCCCAATCCAGAAATGACTTCTTTCACATTTCGAGAAACGGCAATGATTCACCTGCTTTTGTGGGGGAATTCTTACTCCCAGATTATTAGGGACGGTATGGGGCGTGTGGTGGGGCTGTATCCGTTGCTCCCTAAACACATGAGCGTTGACCGAGATGAGCATGGTGAAATTGTTTATACTTACACGCCGAGCAATGACAGCAACCCCAATCTCAAAGGGGCACAGCAGGTGCAGCTCCGCAGACAGGATGTCTTGCATATTCCTGGGTTGGGCTTTGATGGGCTGGTGGGTTACTCGCCCATAGCCATGGCGCGTAACGCCGTGGGCATGACGTTGGCTTGTGAGGAATATGGCTCTGCGTTCTTTGCCAATGGGGCTCGACCGGGCGGTGTGCTCAAGCATCCAGGTGTCCTAAAAGACCCGTCCAAGCTACGAGAAAGCTGGCAGGCGGTCTATGGTGGCACAGCCAACACAGGCAAGGTCGTGGTGCTGGAGGAGGGCGTGGACTATCAGCAGATTTCCATCCCTCCGGAGGAGGCGCAGTTCCTCGAAACTCGCAAGTTTCAGATTGATGAGATTGCCAGGCTCTACCGAGTACCACCTCACATGATTGGCGACTTGGAAAAATCCAGCTTCAACAACATCGAGCAGCAGTCCCTGGAGTTCGTCAAATATACCCTCAATCCATGGGTGGTGCGCTGGGAGCAGTCCTTGCAGAAGGCGTTGCTCTCGCCAGCGGAGCAGAAGCGGTACTTCATCAAGTTTAATGTGGATGGGCTTTTGCGAGGGGACTACCAGAGCCGCATGGCAGGTTATGCCGTAGGCAGGCAGAACGGCTGGCTCTCAGCCAACGACATCCGTGAGATGGAGAACATGAATCCAATCCCGGACGAGGAGGGCGGTAGTCTGTATCTCATCAATGGCAACCTGTGCAAGCTTCGGGATGCGGGGCTGTTTGGAAAGACTGGAGGTAAAAATGAAGAAGCGTAAGTTTTGGAACTGGGTGCGTGACTCTGATACAGGGGAACGCACCCTTGTGCTTAACGGCACTATTGCCGAGGATTCCTGGTTTGGCGATGAGGTCACGCCGGGAATCTTCCGTGATGAGCTGATGAAGTGCGATGGCAATATCACGGTCTGGATCAACAGTCCGGGCGGAGATGTGTTCGCGGCAGCTCAAATCTACAATATGCTGATGGACTACAAGGGGAATGTCACCGTCCGCATTGATGGGCTGGCTGCTTCGGCTGCAACCATGATTGCCATGGCTGGCACTACCGTTGAAATGTCCCCTGTGGGGATGTTCATGGTGCATAACCCCAGCACAGCAGTTATCGGCAACACCAAGGAAATGCAGGCTGCTATCCAGATGCTGGAAGAGGTGAAGGACAGCATCATCAATGCCTATGAACTGAAAACTGGATTGCCCCGTCAGCAACTGTCCGACCTTATGGATGCAGAAAGCTGGATGAATGCCAAGAAGGCCGTGGAACTGGGTTTTGCTGACAAGATTCTTTTTACCAACGATGAGGAGGAAAAAAACTCTGAAGGAGCGGAGGCGATGCTCTTTTCCATGAGGGCGGTCACCAATTCCCTCGTCGACAAAATCAAGGCGCAGTCTCAGCATTTCACTAAGGTCGCTGCGCCAGACAACCGTGTATCCGCAGACGCTCTCAGGAGCCGTCTTAACTTACTTATTCACTGATTGGAGGAATTATTTATGGCAACGATTATGGAACTTCGTACGAAAAGAGCACAGCTTTGGGAAGGTGCCAAGGCTTTTTTGGACAGTCACACGGATAAGGACGGCAAGCTTTCTGCTGAAGATGCTGCCGCCTACGACAAAATGGAGGCAGATGTGGTGGCTCTCGGCAAGGATATCGAGCGCATGGAACGGAAGATGGCGATTGACGCAGAACTTGCCAAGCCCACATCTGAGCCGATTGTCAACAAACCTGCCACCAAGATGCCAGAGAAAACGGGCAGGGCAGCAGATGAATACCGCAAGGCTATGCTTGCCGCCATCCGCAGCAATTTCCGCAACGTATCCAACGTCCTGCAGGAAGGTGTTGATACCGATGGCGGTTATTTAGTGCCGGAGGAATACGACAGCCGCCTGATTGATGTATTGAATGAGGAGTGCATTATGCGTAACCTCGGTACGAAAATTACCACCAGTGGTGAGCGCAAAATCAACATCGCTGCCACCAAACCTGCTGCATCGTGGATTGAGGAAGGTGGGGCACTTAGCTTTGGCGATGCCACCTTCGACCAGATTATCATGGATGCCTACAAGCTCCATGTGGCGATCAAGGTTACGGAGGAACTTTTGTACGATAGCGCCTTTAATCTGGAGAGTTACATCATTCAGCAGTTCGGCAAGGCTATCGCCAATGCCGAGGAGGATGCCTTCCTCAATGGTGACGGCAACCACAAGCCCACCGGCCTTTTGACCACGGCGCAGACTGGTGTCACCACCAACGGTGCATCCATCACGGCAGATGACCTTATTGAACTAGTCTACAAACTTAAGCGTCCTTACCGCAAGAGTGCAGCCTTTATCGTCAACGACCAGACCTTGGCGGCAATCCGCAAGCTGAAGGATGCCAACCAGGCGTATATGTGGCAGCCTTCCTACCAGATGGGCGAGCCTGACCGTCTGTTGGGCTATCCGATTCACACTACGCCTTTTATGCCTACGGCAGAGGCGGGCAAGGCGGCGTTGGTGTTCGGTGATTACAGCTACTACAACATCGGTGACCGTGGCGCCCGTTCCATTCAGGAACTGCGCGAGCTGTTCGCCGGTAACGGCATGATTGCCTTTGTCATGAAGGAACGTGTGGACGGCAAGCTGGTACTGCCGGAAGCGGTGCAGATGCTGAAAATCAAAGGTACTGCTGGCAAGGGCTGATGTAAATATAGTGTGGGGAGATGCCTTGCTGGTGTCTCCCTGTTTTTATGGGAGTGATGGCTTATGATTGTTTCATTGCCCAAGGTAAAAGAATATCTCCGTATCGACACAGATGCCGAAGATAAGATTGTCCGCAAATTACTGCGGGCAGCAGAGCATTTATGCATGGATGTGGCAAGGCTTGATGAGGACGAATTCAAAGCCTGCGGAGCTATAGCCAAGACGGCAGTGCTGTATACGGTTGGCTATCTCTATGAGCACCGGGATGATGCTGACCACAAAAAACTCACCATGACGCTCCGTTCCCTGCTGATGGGCATACGCCGGGAGGGCTTCTGATGTATGTATATTTGAGTGAGTTGCGACAGAGAATAAAAATCCTGCGCCCCATAGCTGAAGAAGACGCTGTCGGCAACCTTATTGAGCAGGGCAAGACGGAGGTGGCTACGGTCTGGGCGAAGGTTCTGCCCTATGCCGCCAAGATTTCAGACGGCTATGCCGAGAAGGTGGATGAGGTGTCATACCGGATAGTAATTCGCTATCGTGAGGACATTGAGGTTACGGACATAATTGAGTGGCGTGACAGGAGGCTAATAATGTCAGCCCCACCTTACCCTTTGGACGGTGGTCGCAAGTATCTCGTCATGGAGGCAAAGGAGCTGGTGGAAGATGGCTAAAAGTTACCAATCCGCAGAGAAAATTCTGAGAGAACTGGGGGAGAATGCCACCAAGGCCGCCAAGGATGCCTTGGCAGATGGAGCGGAAATTGTCATGCAGGAGGCAAGGAACCGCTGCCCTGTCTATAAGGGCAATGACCACCGTGTGGTCAAAGGTGCTTTGCGCGATTCTATCCATACCGTCAAACAAAAAGGCGGTGCCAAGTACAAAATCATTGCTGACGCTACATCCCACGATGGCATTTTTTACGGCAAGCTGGTGGAATTCAGCCCAGCAATCAACAAGCCCTTTATGTATCCTGCCATGGATGCCAGACGGGATGAGGTCAGGAATAAGATAATCGATGCGGTAAGGGAGGCACTTCGCAGGAAATGAATATCAAGGAAAAAGTGTATAAGACCCTGAGTACGTCAAGGGAACTGACATCATTGCTGGCAAGAGACAGGCGGTGTCGGTGCATTTATCCCGGCATCAGCCCCAATGCTGGCAGCTACCCAATCATTGTGTACAACATCATATCGGATGTTCCGGCTCTCACGGCAGACGGTTTCGAGATGGAACGGCGCGTAACCGTGCGGCTGCAGATTCTCACTAAGGACGGACAATATGAGCATATTCATGATGTGGTAAATAAAATCATGAAGGGACTGGGCTTTATGCGCCGTCAGTCCTTGGAAATGGCAGAGCGCGATGTATTTGTGTTCTGCGTGGATTATGTAATTGGAATAGGAGTGGATGAATAATGGCAGAAATGAAACCGGCCAGCAGAATGGTCAGCGGACAGTTTATCAATATACAGCGGCTGCATGTGGCAAAGCTGCTGACGGATGAAGTCGGAAGTGAAGCAACCTATGATACCCCCATCGACTTGGGCAAGGTACTGCGGAGCATCGACATCAAGCCCTCCAACAGCAGTGCCGACCTCTATGCAGATGGCCAGTCCATAGACACCGCCACCAACACGGCATCCTATGAACTGACCTTCGACACAGCGGCTTTGCCCTTGGAGTATGTGGCTTACCTCTTGGGACATAAATGTGAGAACGGCGTGATGGTTGCCAATAAAGATGATGTGGCTCCGTATTTTGCCGTGATGTTTCAGAGCGACAAACGGAACGGCAGCAAGCGGCTGACAAAATTTTTCAAAGTTATGTTCCAAGAACCCTCGGTTAAAGGCTCCACCAAGGAAGAAAGCATTTCCTATCAGACGCCGACCTTGACTGCTAAGGCCATCTACAGATTGTCAGACGGCAATTCTTACACCTATGCCGATACCGAAAGTGCCGGGCTGGATGCAGAAATTGCAAGTAACTGGTATACCACGGTTTGATATTAGCATAGTGATGAAGAAAGTTTATAGCCTATTACAGCCGCACAAAAGCCGAGCACAATATTGGCGGTAACGTTAATTATGGCGAGAAAATAACTGCCTCCTCGCATTAGTGTCAAAGTTTCCATGCTGAACGAGGAAAAAGTTGTAAATCCACCAAGAAAGCCAACGGTCAAAAGTAGACGTAACGATTCTGGCATCATGTTGGTGGTTCTGGCCAAGGGTAATAAAAATCCCAAAATAAGTGCCATGAGAAAACTGCCAACGGTATTAACAAACAGTGTGCCGAAAGGAAACATAATACCAAAACGGCTGCCAATTACGGATGTGGCAAGGTAGCGGCAAATAGCCCCAAGTCCACCACCGATGAAAACATAAAAAAGATGCATAAAGAGTCCTCCGCGTATAGGAAATTACTATTCATTATATAACGAGGACAAAAATTTTGAAAACTGATTTTGGAGGATAAATTTAGATGGATACACCAAAAATCAAAATCAACGGCAAAATCATCCAGCCAGCTCCACCTAAGATGAAGGTATGGCGGGAGTTCCTGGCATTTTTCGATAAGGACAAGGGCAAGATGACCGTGGAGGAATTCCTCTCGGCTCATGTTGCCCTTATTGTTTTGGCCTTCAATCAGCCGGAGGTTACCACAGAATCCGTGGAGGAGAATATGGAAATCGCCGATGTGGTGCCGTTGGCACGGCAGCTTTTCGAATGGCTGCAGGCTCAGACCTTTGCCAAGCTGGTAAATCTCCCAAACGGGGAAACGGAGACAGGGAAGTGAGCCTGTCTCCGTACCAGAATTTATTGCTGTATTACGAACGGCTGCAGCAGTCCTACGGCTGGACAATGCAGGAGGTGGATGAGCATGATATAGATTTTTTGCTTGATCAGCTGACCGTCCTCAGTCTGACGGATGACAGCCGCCATCAGAAATACATTGACGATGTCCTGTAGGAGGTGGGCAAATGGCAAAGCGTGGGCAGAAGATAGATGAACTATATATCAGCCTTGGTCTGGACATTGCCCGGCTCCAGCTGGATTTTGATACGGCAGGCAAGACGGTATCCCAGGCAGTATCGCGGCTGAATACCAGAACTAATCAAATAAAGTTGAAGATGGACGTTGACCTTGCCAAACTTGAGGGCGTTGGCTCGGAGTTGGACAGGTTGAAGGTCAAGCATGAAGCCATCAATCGTCAGTTGGATATACAGCGGCAGAAGGAAGAAATCCTCGCAACCGTTCTAAAAGATGCCCAAAAGACCAATGGCAATGACAGCGAGGTTGCCCAACGGGCTCAGACCAATCTGCTAAAGCAGCAGAAAATTGTCGCGCAGACTGAGGCTGAAGTCCGCAAACTCAATGCCGAGATGAACAAGCTGGGTGGTGCCATAACACAGACTTCCGGCAAGGCAGGAACTTTTGGCACAGCTATGGCGGCTGGCCTTAGCAAAGCAAAAAGCGGTGTGGACAGCTTGGCTGGGGGCTTTACTATGCTGTCTGTCAAAGCGGCAGCCGTTATGGCCATCTTCTCGACAGGGGCAGGCTTGTTCAATCTGACCAAGGGAGCCATGGAGTCCGGGGAAAATCTCTATCGGCTGACAAAACGCCTTCATACCACAGCTACCGAGGCTGGCAAACTGAACCGTACATTCCAGTTGGCAGGTATGGATGTAATGTCCATTGTCCCGCTGATTGCCCGCCTGGATAAGCAGATGGAGACTGCCGGGGAAAATGGCAATGCCACTACTCAGGCTATGGCGCGGTTTGGCATAACCCTGTTAGACCAGGCTGGCAACCTTCTGCCGCTCAATGAACAGCTCGACCAGTTAGCCAAGGGGTATAAAAACGCCATGGAGGCGGGGCAGGAAGAAGCCTATACCGCAGAAGTCCTTGGTGCCCGTGGTGCGGCACTCATTCCGCTCCTTGAACAGTACGATGAGCTGATGGAAGTGGCGGGCAACGTCAAAACCACCGGTCTGCTCAATCCGGAGGAAAGTCATAAAACGTGGCTCCAATGGAAAGCCATGGAAATGGAGATGGGGCAGTTAAAGTCTGCCATAGGAACAGCCCTATTACCACTATCCGCAGAACTCCTGCCGGAAGTCACCGAGGGTTTCAAGGGGCTGGTGACTGAGATTCAAGAGAACAAGGATACCATCAAGGAGGCAATCTCTGGCTGGGGCTGGGCATTAAAGACCGTGGCTGAAGGTCTTGTTTTCGTGGGTGAGCAGTTCAATAAAGTGGTGGAACACGCCAAGGCCAACAAGTGGCTGATTGAAAATCACACGGCGGCAGCACCGCTTATTGGCATTCCTGTGGTTGGCGGTGCAATCCTCGACAAAATGTATGGGGATGAGTACAAGGCATATCTGGAGGAGCAAAAGGCTCTAAAGGAAAAGGCCGAAGCCGAGAAAAAGGCGGCGGCTGAAGCGGAGAAAAATCGCGAGGCGCAGGAGAAGAATACAAAGGCCAGCCTTTCACGTGCGGCTGCCGAAAAGCAGGCTGCCAAGGCTACGGAAGAAGCCGCAAAGGCCAATGCCCAGCTGACGGATTCCCTATATGAACTTACCCATAACGAACTGGAAAACTCTCTCCATACCATCAACAAAGAGGTGGAACAACTTCAGGCCAAAGGCGCAGATACCAAGTTGCTGGACGAGTACAAGCTGGCAAAGCAGGCCAAGGTTTACGAAGATTTTCAGCGGAACGTGGTAGATAGCACTCAGGCCGTTTACCGTACGGATTTACAAAATCAGCTGGCTAATATTGACAGAGAAGCGCAGGCCTATCGGCAGAAAGGCTTGGATGAGGTCAGTGCTGCAAGCTGGGCAGAGGCCAGCAAAGCTAAAATCAGGGAGCAGTGGGAAAATGAAATTGCATCAAAAATCGACTCTGTCTGGAAGACGGAGCTACAAAACCGCCTTGATGATATCGAACGTGAGAAACAGGCTTGGATTCAAAAAGGGCTGGATGAAGTCAAGGCGACGCAATGGGCTGAAAAAGAAAAACTTGACGCCAAAAGGAATGCGGCACTACAGGTACTGCAGGCGCAGAAAGAGGAATTTAAGGCGTATCTGGAAGGCGGTCAGCGCGGTCTAGCCGAGTACTACAAACAGGCGCATGGCTTCACCATGGAAGATTTGCAAATGACGCCGGAACAGTTATCCGGTTTTCAGCAGGCACGGAAGGTGATGATGGAAAATTTGCTGCCTAACTTCCGTGACCCTGCGGTGATTGCCGCCGAGCAGGAGCAGATGCGTCAGAGTTTCAAAATGAGCATGGGAGGTAAGGATTATTCATACGATGAGGTTATGGGCAATATGCAGACGGAAATGCACGGCATGCGAGAACAGATGGACAAGCTCAGTTCATCGCCTGCCCTTCAGAATGAGACTGGGCCGGCTCCCCAGCAAGCTGTCACGGCTGCGCCGCATTTGGAGGTCAATGTGAATATCGAAAACGCCGTCACCCAGGATAATGACGGCATTAGATATCTTGCGGACAGTGTGGCCGACCGCATAAGGCCTGCCGTAGAAAATGCCTTGGGAGGTGGAGACAATACATATTCAAATTGGTGAGGTCAGGACACTGGATGTAGACAACTGGCAGATAATCCCGGATGACCGTCAGCAACAAGTGGAAATCATCGGTGGTGTGGCCGTGCAGGATTTCGGTCATATTGAAGCCGGGGATAAGGTTTCCTGCAATGTCACCATGACGATTGTGAACTGGGAAGTTGTTTGCGGTTACTGGAACAGCCGGCAATTGGTGCAGATTACAGATGAAGGCGGCAACGTCTGGCCGTCTATGCGAGTAGTGGTGAAGTCCTATCAATATGTATCCCGCTTTCCCAAGGCAGTAAAAGCGACATTAGAATTTTGGAGGTTATGACTATGGCAAATCAGCTTCACATCTATTATGGCAATCCCACGGCAGGCTCTACGGATGGCACAGAAGCCAGTTCCGGCACGGAGCTTTCCCCCATCTCCGTCACGCTGGATGCCAGCAAGGAGGAACAGAAAGCCGTGAAATGCGCTGTCCGCTGTGACAGTGGTTATTACATTGAGGGGAGCACCGCCATCAAGTTTGTTGGTGACGGCTCTGCAAAATGGCAGGCAGCTGCCGACAACAACTATGCTGACGAGAATGCGGCCTTGAAGAAAGCCAGCTGGCAGGAAACGCTCACTCTGGACGGAGTGACGGACAAGAACACCATCTTCTGGGTCAAGGCAATCAGCAGCAAGGAAGAAAAGCCCCAGAACGACACGTCCGTAGACATACAGGCAGAAGGACTGGTGGTGGCGGTATGAGCTTCAAATACATCAATCCGGGCTATGCAGAGTTTCTCGATGTGGCAGGTGGTACGACCATAGCGGATACAGTCAAAAGCAAGACAGGGGTGATGTTTTATCAGCCAACAGATAAAAAAGGGCTGGTGCTTTCTGAAACACCGGCAGAACTTTACGGCAAATTCGATGTGTACATTCCCAAAGACCGTAACGACTTTTGGATAAAAATTGCCATGCTCGAAACCAATGGCTATGCGTTGGACGGCATGGGATTCGTTAAGAGAGATAATGTCATGTACTTTTTGCGGTATTATAGCGGTAATTCATCCGGTGGTACAGAGGCTTATTTATCCGAGCCGGAGAGACTGAACCTCAAGCTGAATGCCATCAATAACATTTGGTTTCATGTTAAGACTGGCACTGACGGTTATGTGCAAATCTATGCCAACGGTCAGTCCGTGGAAAAGTTTGACTATGATATCAAATTTGGCAAATCCAAAACATTGGTGGTCTACGCTGATAGTGCTTATGGCGCGATTTCCAATCTCATTCTGTCTGATACAGAGATTGCCCCCAAGGAGCAGGTGGTGCTCCTACCGATTGCCACTACGGAAACCACCATGTTGGCAGGAGAGGATGGAGAGTACATCGCTGATGCGGAGGGGCAGACCATTTTGCAGACCGTAGATACAGTTTCGTTAATCAATGCCTACGGCGCAGATACAATCATCAAGGGTATCGCTGTTATCGGCAATCCAGTCTGTCGCACAGCAGAAGGGCTGTCCGACCTTACGGCGATTCAATCTGATGGAGCAAATATCACAGAGTATGGCACGAAAACTGTTCCGCAGGGAACACCGGGAGTAGTGGCAGACGGTCATGCCCTGTCACTAAAAATATCTGAAATAGCAGACTATAAATTTGGCTGGAAGGCAGGTGCATCGTGATGAGATATATCAATCCGGGCTTTGCAGAGTTCCTGGATGTGGAAGACGGCACGACGGTGGAAGGAACAAAATTCAATCCCGACAATGGCGTAGCCTTATACCAGCCAAAAGACAACGAGGGAATTGATATTACCTTGGAAACCGCACCGACACATTTCTATGCAAAGTTCGACGTCTATATCCCACCATGGTCAGAAATGTCCGATGGCGTCATGGCCGAGGTCGGGTTTTACAGCAAACATTCCGGATATACAGGTTTTTATGGCTGGCAACTTCGTAAATATTCTAGTGACCTTGATCCGCAAGTCATTATCGGCAATAGTTCATCGTATGACAAATATGTGGAGTATAAGGTCGGAGGTGCGCTGAAATTCGACAGCGTCAACAGTTTCTGGATGCACTTCAAGGCAAGAAGCGCATCTGTTGCCGATGGTGAGTACCAGGTCTATATGAACGGCGAGAAAATCATGGAAAATACGCAGAAATACATTTACATGGATGCCATCAGCAAACTGGTCATTTATGCTACACAAAATTATGGCAAATGCTATCTGTCCAATATCATCATGAGTTTTGATGAGGAAATCAGCCTCAAGGAAAAAATACAGGCAGTTCCGTTGGGAGATGTTGTGACGGATATGACCGCCCAAGAAAATGGCACATACCTTGCCGATACGGCAGGACAGCAGATTTTGCAGACTGTGAATGTGAACTCGCTCATATCCCAATATGGGGGCATATCAAAGGTGACGGGAATAGCCATTGGCGGCAGACCTGCTTATCGGACAGGAGAGGATTTGACACGGCTTACAGGTATTTCAAAAGCTGGTGATGAGCAGATAGAGCATGGCACCAAGAAACTACTAACCAACACGGATATGGGAACAGTAGATTGTTACTCCGTAAACGCTAACATAGCTGACCTGGCAGGTATGCAGTTAGGCTGGAAAGCCGAGGTGTAGCCGATGGGCATTGTCATAAAGCCAACAGCATATATTTCGTGGATTCCTCACGGAAAAATTATTCTTCAGCCTGCGGATGCCTATATCTCATGGATACCCCAGGGCAGAATAAGCATTAGGCCACAGATTGCTGCCGCATGGGTACCGATGGGGAAAATCCACCTCAAGATGCAAATTCTCGCCACCATAGTGCCGTCCACCAGCGTACAAGTAAAAGCCACGGCAGATGTAAAAAGGCAGGTGGCGCAAGGGAATGAGGTGTTTGCAGATACTAGACGTAGCGGCATTAAAACCGAGAAGGTTTCTGCGGATACCAAACGGCAGATAGAATCTGCTTCTGTAGCATGGACGAACGCAGACCTGCTCAGAAAGTTGGCAATGCCAGAGAAGGGTTCAGCAGATACGGCAAGGTTTGTGAGTTGCCAGTACGCCAAAGCAAATGCAGATACATCGCGCATTCTGTCCATGAATTTCTGTGTACGGCGAAGCAAATGCCTGCGGCAGATTAGTAAAAGGGAACAGGCATCAGCTGACACCATCAGCAGGCTGGGTATAGATGTTTTGTCCATGGCAGATACTTCACGTAAGTTGGGCTGGGGCGAACCTGCGGTAAGCCATACACGGCGGCAGGTTATAAAGTTTCAGTCGCTCTTTGCTGACACATCAATCCGAGTGCCGGTGGTACTGGCGTATGTTGAACCTGCAGTTAAGCCATCACCGGCAAAGAAACTCAAGGCGGCAACATTGCCATCCATCATGGATAATTTTCGTGAGCATGGTATCCGCTCTTTTTCAATGTCACTGGGTGAACTGACGCTTTCGGACAGTTTTCAGTTGGAAACGGTGCAGCCATTGAACATTGACGATTCTGTGCAGGGGCAGATTTTTGACTATCACTTCCATTTTCTCGTGGAGGAAACCAGTCAGCGGGATTTGGTTCAGACGGTGAAGGGGATGTATTCCAAGGACAAGCTGCTCTACAGTGCCATCAGCTTTTTTGTCAATGAGTTTGGGGTGTCCTACTACGCCGAGGGCATAGCCAAGGCGCTGGGGCTGAAACTGGATATGACTTGTGACGATTTCATTCCGTCACAGAACTTTGAGGACAGCGGTATGACCTATCAAGACTTCATTTCCGCATTGTTCGGTTGGACAGCCAAACTGCCCCAGCGTCAAATAAACGTCTTTATCCGTGGAGATACCCTGCATATTATTCAGCGAGGCAGGGAGCGTTCTGTCGTAGATATTACAGACTGGCCACATAGCAAGCCGACCATTGAGCGAAAACTTGTCCGCTCCATCTGGCACAGTACCATGGAAAATGCCGGTAAGGCTCATAACGATGAGGATACTGAGCCGAAAGGTTTCACCGGGACTATCTCGCTGGGGGAAATCAGCAGATCCTATTCCAACGGCTTTCTGACCCACGAAACCAACGAGAAGGGCTATACCGATTATGTCTATGACGGTGAATACCTGTCGGAAAAGAGCACCCACAACAAGGACGGCTCCACCAGCCGGACAGAGTATTTTTATGCTAAGACCAACAGGGACATCTACCTCTTCAAGGAAAAGGAGCGCACCACTGAAGCTATCAATGACGGGCAGGAACACGATATCTATGATTGGACAGACTGGAACAACCAAAATGGTACGGAGCGCATAACCTACCATGCTCCCCTTGGCTATGGCTGGTATTCCACTGTGGTGTATGTGGATGGGGAACTGGAAGGCAGCAGCTTGTCACAAGGCAAGCCCGGAGGCAAGGCCAGCCGCTTCACAATCGACCAGTCCAATCTGAGTCTGGGGGCTGAGTACGATACGGGTGATGACGATGACGGCCCCAAGTACGAATCCCTCATCGACACAGAGTTTCCAGTTATAGGCGAAGATTATCTATGGGAACTGACCAAAGCCATAGAGTGGCTGAACCGCAAGACGCAGGAGACTGTCACTGTGGAGGTCGTAGCTAATGTTCGTAGCGGTGTGCCGGATGTGAAGCATATCGTGGATTTTACCGAGCGGATTAAATTCAACGGCAGTGAGTATTTCCTGGTGTCCAATGTCGTGGAGCTTACCCCAAGAAGTCTGCGGCAGACAATTAAAATGACGAGGTGGTACTGATGAACGGAATATATGGGCTGGCTGAATCCATCAAGGCTGGCATGAAAAGAGCAAAGAAGCAATCCGAGCAGAAAGCCCTGCGGGGCGTTATCCAGGGTGGCAGAGTACATATCGGTGCTCACAGCTACCCCATGAAGGCAGCGGTGGATGTGAATACCGATGACGGCAGTCTGGTCTGGGTACAGCTGGCCAAGAGTGGAACAGCTGTAATTGTAGGAGCGTGAGGTCATGCACAGGACAAGAGTAACGGCAGTCGGCAATACCAAGGCACAGGCTGATGGCAAGTGGCTGAACATAATCGGAAATAAAGCTATTGCTGTCGGAGATTTTATCTGGACAGACGGCAGATGTATCTACGGTAACATCTCCGAAGGAGGAGGCGCGGCTCCTGTTATCAATAGCAGTGAGCCGTATGTACCGATTTTCATGGAAGACGGTACGCATTGCCTTTATCACAATGACAAATTGAAAACTGGCAGAAAAGATGCAAAGCATAAACTTATGGCAAATCGTGACAGTGAGGTCGTGTTCTCGGATGCCTACAGGGGGCTGGATGTGTCCGTTGGTGCTTCTGGGGAAGTGCAGGAACTCAAATACGAGCGGTATTCTCATAGAAATGGCGCATTGGGCTATTGGTTCAAGGATTATGGTGGAAGCATAGGGGCAAAGTTGGGAATTTACTTTGAATGGGAACCGCAAGACCATTATTGGTTGGTCGAAACAGAAACTGCGTTTGAGCAAATGAAATATGCCCAAGTATTGCAGGAAGGTGCAAAGCAGACGGCAGAACGGGCTTTGCTGGAACTGGAAAAGCAGGCTCCGTCTGGTGAGGGGGAATCAATGACCGTCCTTCCGGAAAAAGAATGCAGGATAACCGGTGGCTGGTATGAATCAGAGCAGGATTACTGTTTGTTTTTGGAAGGGAATGCACAGGCGTTATACATGTCGGGCAGAAATCTTGGCATCTATGATGACAGGGAACGATGCTGGCAGGCAGATTTTGGCACACTCTATTCCTTGGCAGTTGAATACCTGTTAGAAATGGTGGCTACACCGAAGGGGATTACCATACTGCGAGGTCGACATAACAACAATGGCAGCTGGCGTTTGACGTATCTGCCCTTGGACGAAGAGTATGGTGAACCATATCATTTTGTGGATTCCATTAAAAGTACAGACCTGCGCTTGCCGGATGGCTTCAAGGTGACCATGAGCCGCAATAACAAGGAGCGAATTGAGTACATGGGGTATGAGCCGGATTCCTACAGCTATGAACTGAAATCACCACAGGGACAGCAAATCTGTGAGGTCAATGGCTATGAGCCAGGACAAAGACTGCTGGCCTGCAAGCTGCGCCCACGGACATGGCTAATGGCTTTCGATGTCAAACTGTACCGTGTAAAAAACGGCGAGAAGAAGCTGATTGAGGGTGACTACAATCAGCGTAACGCTCGCTTGCGGCCTATGAAGGATTGGAAAAATTGGATGAAGGGGGAATGATTTATGGATGCATTTTTAGATATCAGATGCTGGGCAGCAGGAGCAGGAGCTGCTCTTGGGGAGTATCTCGGCAGTTTTGATAGCCTGCTTTATGCATTGGTGGCTTTTATCGTGACGGACTACATCACCGGAGTGCTCTGTGCCATAGTGGAAAAACGGCTTTCCAGTTCCGTGGGCTTCCGTGGCATTTGCCAGAAGGTCTTCATCATGGCCTTGGTCGGCGTGGCCAATGTGCTGGATGTCCATATGGTAGGTGGTGGCTGTGTCCTGCGTACGGCAGTTATCTTCTTCTACTGTGCTAATGAGGGCATTTCCATTGTAGAAAATGCTGCGAGGATTGGTCTGCCAGTGCCGGATAAGCTGACGGAAGTCATGAAACAGCTTAAGAACAAATGAATATCGGATAGGTTATTGCCTGGTGGGAGAAATCCTGCCGGGCTTATTTTTTTGCTAAAAATCATTATTTCTGTCCTTTCAATGGTGAGAGGGCAGATTTTTTCGGCAAAATGCTGTTTTCTTCTCTTTAAGAAAGTAGCGGGGGCTGGTGACCAAGATGGAACTTTTTGTCCTCTTACATATGAGAGGGTTGATTTTTTCGGCTATATGAAGAGAAAGGCAATCTTACAGAAACTTTGGTGGCTCAAAATTGCACCGCCAATTAAAAGTGGAGGTCGAGTGATGACAGAAAAACAGCAAGAAGAAATCAAGGCTATGAGACAGGCGGGGCTGGGGTATAAGAAGATAGCGGCCGCCATGTCTCTGTCAGAGAATACCATCAAGTCCTATTGCATCCGAAATAAGCTAAAGGCAGGTGATGGGCAGATGGTTTGCTTGGAATGTGGCCAGTCCATTACGCAGCCTACAGGTCAGAAGGGGAAGAAGTTCTGCTCCGATACTTGCCGCATCAAATGGTGGAATCATCACACTGATTTGATGAAGGCCAACAACGTCTGTACTCATTGTGGTAAGCCCTTCCACGGCAGAAAGGGAAGAAAGTTCTGCTCCCACGCCTGCTACATAGCAGAAAGGTTCGGTGAAGCCCATGTCTCATGATTTGATGCTGAAGGAGGCCAAGTATCAGTCAGCCATGCAGGTGTTTCGTGGCTGGTTGGAACAGGGCATTATCACACAGGCGGATTATGCCAAGGCAGAGCAGTTGATGCGCGAAAAATATCATCCGCTGCTCGGTACATTATTCTCGGACATGGCGTTGACTTAGGCTCAGCGTAGAGTGATATATAGTAGGAAAGGAGGGCATGCTCATGAAGAAGATAGAACGTATAGAGCCAAAGGTTCCGCAGATTAAGCGGAAAAAGCGCGTAGCAGCGTATGCACGGGTATCTGCAGAATCAGACCGACTGACGCATTCACTGTCAGCACAGATTAGCTATTACAGCGAGCTTATTCAGAATAATCCGGAGTGGGAATATGCCGGTGTGTATGCCGACAGTTTTATCTCCGGTACCAGCATCAACAAGCGGTCAGAATTTCAGCGTATGGTGGCTGATTGTGAGGCTGGAAAGATTGATATAATCCTGACCAAGTCCATCAGCCGTTTCGCAAGAAATACGGTTGACCTTCTTTCTACTGTTCGGCATCTCAAAGTCATTGGGGTGGAAGTACGATTTGAAAAGGAGAATATCCGCTCCATGAGCTCGTCCGGCGAGATTATGTTGTCTATCTTGGCAAGTATTGCACAGGAAGAAATCATCAACTACTCGGAAAATGTAAAGTGGGCAAAGCGGAAAAGATTTGAACAGGGACTTCCCAATGCAAAATTCTGTATTTACGGGTACAAATGGGTGGGGGACGAGATGATTATTGTCCCCGAAGAAGCCATTATTGTAAAGCGTATATATCAGGATTATCTTTCTGGTAAGTCGACAGCGGAAATAGCCTGTGAACTTTCCAGCCAAGGTATTATCACCAAGAGAGGCAAGCGATGGAGTGGCAGTAGTGTCAACTACATCCTGCAAAATGTTCACTATACAGGCAATCTGATTCTGCAAAAATATTATGTGGAAAATCCTCTTACACACAAGCTCAAGAAAAACGATGGGGAATTGACCCGTTACCTGGCTGAAAATACACATGAAGCTATCATTGATAAAAAAACATTTGATATGGTACAGGAAGAATTTGCAAATCGTAAGAGTAGATGCAAAATCAATGCATCCTGTTTTACCATGAAAATTAAATGCCCGTTTTGTGGGCGCAGTTATGTTTATTATCAATACAAAGCTACGTCGAATGAATATTGGGCACACTGGAAAAAGGTGGGGATATGTTCTGGGAGCGAAAAAATAAATCAAGAAGATCTCAAGCGAGTATGCGCAAAAGTGTTGAACATAGAAGAATTCAATAAAGAAGTATTCCTAAAAAATGTAGATTATATCAGCGTGCCCAAACGAGATGTTTTGGAATTTCATTTTAAGAATGGAGAAATAAAAACAGAAATATACCGACCGTAGTAACTTTCATCGCGTACGAAACGAGGAGGATGAGTATTGTGGCAAGAAAGATAACGACTATTCCCGCAACGATTAATAAATTTACGGCTGCACCTATCGCCAGCAATGTAAAGCGGAAAGTAGCGGGATATGCTCGTGTCAGTACAGATACGGATGACCAGATATCCAGCTACGCCGCACAAGTCGATTACTATACAAAATACATCAAGGAACGAAAAGACTGGGATTTTGTTGGCATATATACCGATGAAGGTGTGACAGGAACTTCCACGAAAAAGCGCGAAGGATTCACACGCATGATAAAAGACGCTTTAGCGGGAAAAATACAACTTATCATCACAAAATCGGTGTCCAGATTTGCCAGAAATACAGTAGACTGCCTTACAACGATAAGAAAACTAAAAGCTGCCGGGGTTGAATGTTATTTTGAAAAAGAAGGAATTTGGACATTGGACTCTGCCGGGGAATTGCTCATCACGGTTTTAAGCTCTATCAGTCAGGAAGAAGCGCGGAGCATATCGGAGAATACCACCTGGGGGCAGAGAAAAAGCTTCGCTGACGGTAAGGCAAGAGTTCCTTACAAGCGTTTCCTTGGATATGACCGGGGCGAAGATGGCAATCTGGTCGTAAATCCTGAACAGGCCAAGGTTGTGAAGCTCATTTACAAACTTTTCCTTACCGGGTTGTCTTACTCAGCAATCGCCAAAAAACTGATGGAAAAGGGCATAAAATCACCAGCGGGCAAAGATAGATGGTATTCTAATACGGTGCAGAGCATTCTCACTAGCGAAAAAATGAAGGGGGACGCACTACTGCAAAAGAAATTTACCGTGGATTTCCTGACCAAGAAAGTAAAAAAGAATGAAGGGGAGATTCCGCAGTATTATGTGACGGGCAATCACGAAGCAATTATACCGCCAGCGACATTTGATTTGGTACAGGCTGAGATTGAACGACGCAAGAATGGCAGGGGAAAAGGCGGATATAGCGGGTCGACCATATTTTCTAATCGCATCAAGTGTGGAGCATGCGGTCATTGGTATGGTTCCAAGGTTTGGCACAGCAATGATAAATACAGGCGAGTGGTCTACCAGTGTAACAACAAGTTCGCAGGGGCAAAGAAATGCTCCACGCCACATCTGACGGAGAAGGAAATAAAAGATGCTTTCGTCAAGGTGGTGAATAAGCTACTGGAGGGCAAAGATGATATGCTGGAAAATATCCGGCTGGTACAGAAGCAGATATGTGACACGTCAGACCTTGAAGCTGAAAGCCAACGGCTTATGGATGAAATGAATGTTCTATCGGATAGGGTGCAAAAATGCATCAGTGAAAATGCCCGCATAGCCCAAGACCAGACGGACTACCAGAAACGCTATGATGAACTGGTCAGTCGTTATGAGACGACCAAAGCCAGCTATGACAGGACAGAAAAATCCATCAAGGCCCGGCATGCTAAGGCAGAGCGGCTTGGGGCATTCGTCAAAGCATTGGCCACCCAAGACACATCAGTAACGAAGTTTGATGAAGGCTTGTGGGGAACGATTGTGGACTTCATGACCGTATACAGCAAGGAAGATATCAGCGTAACATTCAAGGATGGAACAGAAATTCATATAGGGTAA